GCTCGATTCGCAATTGGGCCATGGTGATGAACCAGCTGATTATTGACGAACGGGTCGGCGCTATGGTCCAAAAATATCAGGCATCTTTTTAAATTAATTTACACACTTTACTTGACAGTCCCTCGTTTGGCTTCCGGAATATCCAGAATATGCTTGACATGGTACTGCTCGTTTGCTCCAACTTAAACATCCCACTGCCGAACCGTCCATAATTCCATATAGAATAAGATCGGGCCGATATTTCAGATTAGTTTTTACCCACACAACCTAGTGAAGAGCCAGATATATTTGATATATCTCAATATTTTATTTCCATATATACATATTTTACTATGCACAAAATAATAGTCCAATTATATTAATTTCCAATTAATTTTAGTAAACAATATATGCTGCCATTCGATGGCGTTGGTATTCCCGCCTCTGTCATTTTTTCAGCAATCGTATGCGCTGAAAAGCCCTGTAAAAACAAACGATAGATTCTCTTTACTGCAATAGCCTGTTTCCTATTGACTATTATCTCAAATTTATTCTGTCCTTTATCATATCCAAGGAATTGGCTGTACCCCAGACTGGATTTCCCTGCGGCAAAACATTTGCGTTTCCCCCACGCCGTATTTTCCGAGATGGATCTGGATTCTTCCTGTGCCAAGGAACTCATAAGGGTCAAAATGAACTCACCCTTTGGTTCCAATGTAAAAATAGCTTCTTTTTCAAAATACACGCCGATTCCCTTATCCCGCAGTTTCCGAACGACCGTGATAAAATCAAGCGTATTCCTCGCGAATCTGGATATGGATTTTGTCAGAATCAAGTCAATCTCTCCCGCATCGCAGTGCGAAATCATCCGGTTGAATCCATCACGATGCGCCCGCCGCAATCCGGATATGCCATCATCAGCGTATACCTCGACGAGGTTCCATCCCGGATAATCAGCAATTTTCTTCGTGTAATAGTCAATCTGGGCATCCAGGCTTGCTTTCTGATCCTCATGGTCAGTAGAAACTCTTGCGTAAACCGCCACTCTTTGACGAGCTCTCACAAGCCCTTGGTAGGAATGGATTCCAGGAATCGCCTGGATTCTGGTAATCAGCCTATTTTCCATCTACTGTCACCCCATCTCCGATATTCCCTTCTAAAACCTCAACCCCTGCGAATGGAGGGTCATAATAGGCGAGAAGTTCTTCCCATGCCTTCAACATTTCACTATGCGTAATTACCCCTTGATGCGCAATATCTGCCAGCAGCCATTTTGCCAGCCTGTAGTCCACTTCCTGTTCAAACATTGTCAGCGCCCCTTTCCTTTGGAAGTATGACCATCTATCACTCGCCTCTTCGATAAAGTCAAGGTATACGCTGTCGAATCCAAGCATCGCCCAAAAGGAACGCTCCTTCAAGGACGATAAGATTTTTGGAAAAGACACTTCAACGAACGTACCGTCATAGTTTTTCTAAACAGCTAAGTCCCTTTTTCCGCGAATATGGATGAAAATTGTTTAGCATCAACCAAAACGCGATACATTCTTGTCTATCGTTGACACCATGTCTAGAATCCGTGAGATTTTAAAACATTTGCTGCAGCTATTGCTTTTTTAGGGCATAAAAAAAAGCGCCTAATCGGCGCTTTTTCATATATGTAGCATATTCATCCGCTAAAACCGCTATATCTTGTATCACTTACGCGCATCTCATGTCGTAGAGTGTGCGGACAATTCCTGTATCAGAACTCATGAGCTCGTCATCGTTTGCAAATATCATCCCGATACAGAGGCGGACGACATCCTTAGGTGTCATGAAATCCTCGGCATCCTCGGCGATCTCATCTCCGTATCTCTGGATAAGGTGCTCGTATATGTCGGACATATCCCTGTCTGAGACTGTTTCTGAATCAAAAGGAAGGGAAGCGAACTTCTGGCATACCGAATAGAGCATACCCTTGTCCTGCAGCTTCTTGCAGGTGGTTTCCAGCTCGAATTTCAGCAGTATGTCGCGGGCGTTCTTCGAGAACCCGTTTATATATGAATCGAGTGCTTCGTATGTATCTGATGCGCCCAGATTGTTCAGGCGGAACTTTGTCACATTGTAGAATGCCTTGCCTGAATACTGGCAGTAATTGTCTGATTCACGTCCCCAGTCTGCCTCATGCTCGGCTAATGCCGCACATACAGCGTCCCTTGTAGGTTCAAGGGCACATTCAAGCCTGCGAAGCAGTGCGAACGGGAGCACCACCTTGTTGTAGTCTGCACGGGGGATCACGTCTCTTACATAGCCTGCTATATTCCAGATTTCATTGACGTAATCAAGATTTGACTCCTTCTGTGTTTCGTCCATCGTATTTGGTCTCCTTTTTCAACCACTTTTTGAGATAACTCTACTGTAAAGTGTACTATACCTTATGATACTTTTCAACCACTTTTTGAGGAAACGCATTAAATTATTATCGCATAAAAAGAGCCAGCTGAAATGGTGTTTTTCAACTGGCTTACTGTAATCATTGTTCTGTTGTTCCAACCATGACAGTGGAGTACATCTCCTATGTGGCATAGGTATTTTTCAACCACTTATTTCGTTTACCCATAATTTTAGCCTTTGTCGATTCCACTCAATCACTTCCTCCCTTATTTTTCTACTCCGGCAAAAATGACTGCATGATACTCTTTTAGATTGGATTCGCATATGCCCAGAGTTACAAAATAATCATCACAATAATCACCAAGTTGCTCAATTCCTTGATTGAACAACTCCAGATCTAGCTGTGCACCCTCAAGCAACACAAACACATGAACTTGTCCTGCTATTTTTTTTGAGGGGAAGGCACGGACACATGCCAAACAAATAGCCTGGAAATAATCGCTTACATCATCCGTGTTTCCGGTTTCGCCAAAATACAGCTCTTTACTATCGAGCAACAATTCCTGCACATCATTCAGGTCGATCCGGATAATTCCATTCGTCCATTTAGCTGCAAACAATTCAGTAAATAAGCTTACAGTCTCCTCAATTGTCACCAAAGCTCGTTGCGCAGCAAACGGAATCAACATATGTGTTTCTATAGGTAATAATCGATTATATACTTGCATAATTTCTTTTTGAGATATGTCAGACGATGGAACAGCCACAAGAATCACTTTTTCGGAAGCCGGAATGATTGTACTCTGATTGTTTCTGCTGGTCTGTAAATCCATCCATGAACTTATAATAATCCATACCGTACCTTTCTCCATGTTTTTCACAATACCTTCATCAATAGAAGTATTGATAAAACATTTAACGTCACAATTCAATTGATTTGTATACTGCAGCGCATCTATAACCTGTTTACCAAACTGTCCCAAACCTGTTATAAACAATTTCTTCATGTCAAAGCCACCGCCCTTCTATGAATCAACATCTAAATTACTTGTCATAAAGAAGTATAGCATACGACCGAGGACAAATATGGTATATGTTAATACAAGCCATCCGTCTCCGAATGGCTTGCACACCTTCTGTCTATTCAAGATATCATCATGCTATGACTTTTCTAACCCCCGCTCTCTTTCACATCCCTTGCCATTGCTCAATTCCACCCGCAGGGACCTTTTCTTCGGTCGCTGCTTTTCTTGTTGTGCTGCAGCCACCAGAACATCGTTTTCCTTCCCCTTCACCAGTTTCATCTTCTCAAAGCCTATATCCCCGCAGTAATAAAGCTGTCGATCCACGGCTACGATATCACTGACACTCAAAGAATGGCCTTTAAAATCCTTGGGACGATTGCAATTGAACTTCTCATAGATATTTTCTAATTGCGCATCGATAGACTGGCTCTTTTGCTCGATTGCCCCTTTCCAGACTGATTCATACTGATCAAAATCTATCTTCTGCCCAGCCTGTAAATCCTGGAAGCGCCATGGGGCATCCGAAGATAGTTGATAAATCTCAACTTCTACGATTGACGCCGCTATGACCTCTCCCATTTCTTTTTTGACATCCTGCTGCTGAGCTTTCTGTTCCCGCTCCCGCAGCTGCTCTGCCGAGCGCTTGACTTCTTCAATACGTGCATTTGACTTCATATCTTCACGGCTAATACCAGCAAGCCCTGGGATTTCTTCCTCATAACCGACTTCATCCCCGACCTGATGCAGCTCTTCCTTCAAGTCTTCAATATGAGCAATGATTTCCTGATTTTCTGCATATTCGCAGGAATCGTCCCGATATATGCTCTCATCTTCCAGCTGATCAAGATTTTCTAAAGCTTCTTCAATATTCATAGTTTCCCCTCCAACATGCAAAAGTGGTCCATTATGGACCACTCCCGCTCCTCAATAATCTATTCCAGAAGACCTGCTTTTCTCTTTATTGGGATCATTACTGACCACAAGCTGCAGTTTCCGCTTTGTCTTGACAGCCTCTTTCTTCTTATCTTCCTCCAGCAAAGCCAGATTGAATTTTGGATTGCTCTTGGCAATGTTCATCATCTTGGTATTCGTCAGGCCATCCTGCCTCATTTCCTGTACCATAGACTTCATCAGCTTTTCCTGCGTATTGTTCTGGAAGTCTGTCAATGCCAAGGTCTCATAGTACGCATACTGTTTGCTGTTCATCGAACGTGCGGATGGCTTTTCTTCCTGCAGCCTGGCCCTCACAGTTTCTTTGTCTGGCAATTTGATGGTTTCAGTATCAACCAGTTCGTGCATGCGATTCTCATAAAGCCCCTGGTATTTCATATCCACACAGATAGCCCGATGGATTGCTTCATTGACTTTTGGATCCTCGTCCTGCGGAAAGCCGCTTGGTACTGCCTCGTTCAATGCTCCGCTGCCAATCTCATAAGCAACTTCCTTCAGCACCTTATCCTCATAAACAATCGTCATCTTTTTCGGATTTTGACGGTAGATTTCTTCTTGCTGCAGCATCGTCTGCGCAGCAGAAACATCATTGGCTTTCTCGCTGATAAAATACTGTACTGCCTGATGGCCTTTGAGCTCAGTGACCTTTGCTTCTGAAAAAGGCTCCATGACCGGACCGTAATCTTCAATCTTCATCGAAATCTTATCCAGACTCTGCAAGATTTCCTGGCTTTCCCTGGTTATCGCAGGCTGCAAGGGGAATTTACGGGCATTCTCCTTGGAATACATCCATGCAGATTCAATGATTATGCCATCTGCTTCCGGGGATTTAAAGACTGGTGCTTTATTATCATATGCACCCGGATAAGCTTCTACACGGGCAATCCCCGGGAAATCTGCTGCCTTATGTCTGGATAAGATCAGTTCTTCCGGGATTTGATCCAGATCCCGGGCTGAGCAGTAGTAGAGATTTACATCGGCATTCCGTTCATTGATTGCTTTAAGCTCTGGATGATTGGCAAGATACGCTGCTTCCTCCTGTGCAAATTTTTTCATTTCATTATGGCATTCAGCCAAAGACTGTTTACATTCCTCCACCAGCTGCTCATCGGTAATGCCTTCATCTTTATGCACGCCAAGATAAATGCTGCGCTCATGCGGATCCTTGAGCAACCTTTGACCGTATTCCCCAAATCTTTCTTCCAATGCCGGTGCTATGGCTTTCTTATTGCGCAGCTCCAGATCTCCGAGGTCGATGCGCATTTCACCATGGTCGTATGATCCATAACGAATAGCAATCTTTGTTTTGTAGTAGTTACCTGTCCCCTCCAACTTGCCGTTGAATTTCTCTTTATCCATGGCATTGAGCTGTACCAGGAATTCATAGGCTTTTTCTCCATGCAGAGATAAATTGGCATCCGGATTTTTCGGGTCCTGTTCATTGACATATTCCTTGCCGCTCACATCTTTCAGGATGGCTTCGCTCCATTTGTATTCCACGTACAAATCTTTGAATGGTTCCCGGCTGATTTTTTTCTGCTCTTCCAGAGATTTCTTCAGATTCTCTTCCTGGTGGATTCGATCTGCCATATGTTTGAGTTGTTCTTCCTGCTGATAGAGCATACCTGCCATGAGCTGCTGCGCTTTTTTCTCGGCATGGAACAGGATTTTCGGATTCTTATCCAGACGCTCCAGCTGCTCCTGGGTAAAGAGCGGATGTTTCGTATAGTCATAGCTGAGCTGGCTCGTTTTCAACAAAATCTGCGCAGTAAGCGGTGCTGAGAACTCATCTGCACCTTTTTTCCTGGCAAATTTCTCCGTTGCTTCAAAGATCTGTTCTGCCGTATACTTATAATTCGCATGAGCCCCACTGGCTTTCAACAGGTCTACAGCATAGGCGAAATCCTCTTCACGATCACCCTGCACGAGTTTAGGCTGTACTTCGTTATCCAGCAGTTCAGCAACGTTATAGAATTTTTTCAGTTCACCCTTGTACTCCTTGCCCTGATCAATGCCCTTCCAGTATTCGATTCCAACCGGAACAGCATCCTCACGCACGCTCAGACCATGCTTTTCAAGAAAAGTCTCACTGATCCAGCGTGGATCCTTATATTCCTTTTGCCGCTGCACAGCCATAATGCGCAGATAGTTTGCTGCACTGAACTGATATTTGGATTTTGAGCCATCGTTGTAGGGACGCCCGACAATGCCCGGCGGTTCAAGATTTCCATAACGGGACAGGGATTCGACTAAGGTTTTGTTGACCTCATCACGGCTGTCAAAGACTTCTTTATTCGACATCTGTATCACCCACGTTTCTCTTGCTGCCCATCGGCTTCAGTGAACTCTGCTGCCAAAAGCTGATTTTCATCATAATCGATGTCCAAAGCATCGGCAGTCTTCATGCCGACCTGATCTTCCTGCACATTGATTTTCTTATCCATACCTTTTTCCTCCCCTGAAGTGGTCCATAATGGACCACTTTTCAATAATTTGTTTTGCACTGGACATTATTCCCTTACTGCTTTTTGAGCCGTTTCTTTTCCCGTCTGGCTGTCACCTCCTTTCGTTACCCGTCGCAGGCAAAGTTCAAATTTTTCCTTGCTCAATCGAAAAATAAGGACATGGGCCTGGTCGTACCATATGTATTCATCTCCATGAGAAATACAACGTTTTGTACACATGACGATTCTGTCATTTTCGCTGAACTCCAGCTGCATATTGTTTACCTCCTTGAGCTCTCTAAAAGTGGTCCATTATGGACCACTTTTAGGAAGCCGGACCTTCCTGCTGCCTTTTTTGCTTGATTTTCTTTAAAAAAGCATGAAATGGGCTGCTTGGATCAATTTCTATTTTTTCTTGTTCTTTTGCATCGATCTCTGCATAGGCTGCCAGCTGGCGTTTGGTAAATTCATCTGCCCGCTTTTTCGCTTCTGCCTTTCTTTCGTTTTTGATTCTTGCGAGCTCCACAGCTGCATCCGTATAGCCTTCCCTCAATGCCATACGCAGCCATCCAGCTGGATTATTGATATGATTCCGCTTTAAAGCCTTCTGCAAGAGGTCCATTTGCTTCTGCACGTTTTCCTGTCCGTAGGTTTTGATGAATGTCTGCAGCGTGCGGGAAGGAATCCCACACTTTGCTGCCTGTTCCGAAAAATCATGGACAACAGCACCGTCCTCATTTGGATGTTCCTCTTGCTTAGCTGTTGTTGTATTCTCTGGAAGATAATCTCTGTTGTTGTTTCTGGTTATTGGTGGGTGCAGATTGCACTCATCCATCGGCTCATTTTGACCTGATGGAAAGGTGCAATTTGCGCTCATGGATGGCTCAATCCCGGAATCACTACTATTCTCCGCCTCCTGCAGCGCAGAAAAATCCTCTTCGCCCCTTTGATTCAGCCCATTGGTGCAATTTGAGCTGTTGGATGACTCATCCGTTTTTCTATCATTATTTGAATTTTCATTTTTTGTTTCCAAAGCACATAAGGCCTCATAATCTATGGTGTACCATTTCGTACGGTCGATACTGATCCGATTATAATTGGCACTCTGGATAAGCCCCATCTTTTCAAGACTGGCAATCGTCCGTTTCAATGTTGCCTTGGACCAGAAAGGGAACTGCTTATTCCACTCATCCACCGTGTTATATACCCAGTGCTTCCCGTCCCTGATGTTCTTGCTGCTCGTCAGCCAATAATGCAGCTGCTGGATAAAGAGTGCCTCATTCAAGCCAATCTTTACAGCCAGACTTGGCTGACACATCAAAGGGACTTCATCCATCAATAATTTACTCATTTAACCCTTACACCTCACATCCACCTGCGATGCCTTACGATATCTGTCTGCATATTGGCAGGGCCGGTCACAAGCATGGCAGCAATACCGCTGACAATCCGGACAGCCTATCAAATCTTTGTCTTGCTTATTCCTACCTGGCTTCTTTGTCATCATCCTGGTCCTCCACAGTCACCTGCCAGTCATAAGGGCGGCCAATCCGGCATCGGCCGTCTCTGCTGCAGCTGCAGCGATTGCAGGAAGAATCCATGCTATGCTGTCTGCGGCAATATGCAGTTATGGACAACACATGTTGAAAGATTTCTGGTTCTATCGCTATGCCTTGCTCTATGACTCCATTTTCTTCAGCAGCTGTGACCGCCGGCTGTATTTCCTGCTCAAATCCCAGAGCATCAACTAAAGGTGTCTTGAATAGCTTTTCCTGACCGGCAGCCTCCAATTCCGTTTCCATCGGACGACAAACATCGACGTCTTCACTTTCCGGCTGGCGCAGTTTCTCTTTTGCCTCACTCACAGCCTTGACCGTCACTTTTTCGCCTTTGTCCTGAAGAGATGCTACGACAGCAGATTGTTCCTCTTTATCCAGACCGGATAACTCAGCAGCTGCTGTAGAAGTTATCGCCCCGGCATCAACGGCTGCTTTGACAGGCTCTGCCAGTTTGTTGATTGCTTCCTTACGTACCAATGCGGTTGGCGATATTCCCAGGATATCTGCAAAAAAGGCTTTGAAATTCCCCTGCGCTCCATTCTGGCCCTTCCGATAGTCATAGAGCTTGCGTATGATTGGCTTGATCATAGCAATTTCTGCAGCTTCCTCGGATGGTGTAAGATTTCTGCGTGAGCCTTTATTGGGAAAGACAACATTCAGTGTTTCTATTTCATCATCGGTAATATCTGCCTCAGTGAAATCATTGACCATAGACTGCACCACAGTCGGAAGGTCTGCCGTATCGCTCATCCCATGCTCATAGCGATAAAGCTGCGCTAAACGACGGCGATGACCGCTGATGACCATGAAACGGCCATCTGGCAGTTCCCTTACTGTAATCGGATCCACGCGATGCGTGATCTGAATCATCGCTGCCAGTTCCTCGATATTATCCATACTGTAGTCTTTGTTCTTGGGATTAGGCACCAGTTCCCGGGCATCCCGGAGGACAATTTTCTCCTGTACTGTTGCCGTTTCAGGACCTGCCTGGGGCTGAGAATTCTTATTGAGCAGCTTGGCGATAAGACTTGCAGATTGCTTCTTCATCAATCCTCACCTCCCGCCATAAGCTCTTGAAAGAAATGGACAAGATCCCGGGCAAAGCCGCAATTTGGCGAATACTCGAAGATGGATTTCTTCTCTTCGGCAGAGGCCTCCAGTTTATCCTTGGTATAACGGATACGTGACCGAAAAAGTGGAACGACTTCGCTTAAAGCTTCAATACAACGAAAACCATGTGGTGTTGAAGAAAATTTATTGAGCAGGCATCCTCGGAAACACAGATCAGGATTATATTCCTGGATGGCCTCAATGTACTCTGCCATCTGCGCAACGCCGCGAATACCATACATATCTGGCGTTGTTACAATAATGACTTCATCACTTGCAACAAGACCATTGATGACCGAGGCATTGATGGTTGGCGGATTATCAATGAGACAGATATCATAAGACTCCTTCACCTGCTCCAACGCTTCCTTAAGGATGGTCTGCTGTACGATTTCCTCATCCTTGATGACACTTACATTAGCATCCAGCAATTCCGCACCACTGGCAATGATATCTATATTGCCGTAGCGCGTTGACTGGATTACATCCTGGATATTCTTTCTGCCCAGCAGAATATCTGCCAGAGTTGTCTGCGGCTCTACCGCAAAGAATTGAGAATCATTGCCCTGATCATCGTTATCGATGACCAGCACCCGAAGATCACAGCTTTCAGCAATCAGATAGGCCAGATTGACGGTAATCGTAGTTTTCCCCACGCCGCCTTTTTTATTGATGATTGAAAATGTTTTCATAAAATCTCATCCCTTCGCTTAAATTTATCTGTAAAATCAAGCGAAAATCTGCTATACTATAGGTAACCTACGAAGTTTGTTAATAGCAAATTTCCACAAGAGCGCTATCAGCCACGAACTGATAGCGCTTTTTTCATGTCTTTTTCAACCTTTCACTTGTACCAATGCTCCTTCTACCGGCATTTTCGAACGAGCGGTAAAATAGTAATCCTTGTCATATTCAATGGTTGTAGGTATCCAGGTCATCAAGCCATCTTCATCAGAAAAATACGGCGCATAAACCTCACAGCTGCTGCCACAAGTAAACTCAATATCTGTGCCGTCGATTTCAAACCGACCGGTGCTATTTCTTACTAAATAGCCGGTTTTTCCTACCGCTTTAAACATGCGTGTCAAGCGCCAATCTGCCTCATCAAAAGAATTGCATCCCAGCATCATCAAATGCTTTGCATAAGCTCGTTCTTCCTCCGTTGCCGTTTTCGGATCAAATTCATCCTGCAGCCATTCAAAATCCTTGACCATTTCTTTCAGGACCGGCATTGCCTTTTTGAATCTCTCCACCATTCCAGCACGTAACATTTTTGTTTCCTCCTTTAAAATTAAGTAAAAAAATAGACGTTCGATATTCTAAAATATCAAACGTCTAAGACTTAAAACCTATACTGTTGTAGAAATCGTTTTTCACTTGCATTTTTACTGCTATAACGTATCTACCAATACCAGATGTAACCGTACCTCCACTTTGATGAAGTCTTCAATGACTTTTTGGGGGTCTCCATCCATATTTCCCGTGAAGCGGAAATGGGGCTGGAAGTACTGAAAATCAAGGATTCTTGGATATTTTTCGTTGTAGCAACGCAATACTCTCCACGTGCGGTGACTTTAGACAACGAATGCAATTCGTCATAATCGTCTGTCGAAAAGGAAGGCAAACTCTTTGCTCCTAATGTATGTGTACTAAGAATATCTGCTTGCTCAAGCATTTTCATCTTATCTGTTTTCTGTTTTCTCTTTTTCGCATTTATACGCGGTGGCCTAAAGTCTCCCCCCTCCAATGAATCTGTCGTTCCCGTCTTATAGATGAACTTGATTCTCATTGGTTGAGATACGCCTTTCTCATCATAGCCCCCAATAATCACCTTCTTTACAACGCTTAGAAATACATCCTCATCAAACTGTTGCAGTTCCTCATGTGACTGCAACAAATTCTTGATTTTCTGAATCCTTTTTTCTGTACTCGCCTGTTTACTTTGCGCAAGCTGCAGTTGCTCTCGTTTGCCTTTTTTCTGCTCCAGCTTCCGATTAAGCCGTTTGAACTTTTCTTCATACATATCTTCAGGTATCTTTTGCGCTAAGCGCAATTCAAGCAGCTGATCGATCTTCTTCTCCAACGACCGTATTTCCTTGCTGACTTCTTCAATTCGATCTTCATAGGCTTCATTTTCCAGACTGGCTCGCAGCCTCGCCAGCGTCTCCTGTGCTACATCGTGATTCATATTACTGGTTTGCGTATAGCTCTGCACAAAAGCCTTTTGAATTGCCTCTTCATGAATGCCACAGCTTTCCGGGCAATTCTTTTTGCCATTCTTCGTCGAAGCCAGGCAATGCCATATGACCTTCTGATACTTAGTTCCAGAATGCCAGGACCTTCGAGAAAGCGTTCCACCACAGAAGCCGCATTTCAGTATATTACTAAACACATATTTTCCGGTACCTGACAGCAATTCTTCATCGGCCCGGCCTTTGGCATGATTTTTACTGCGAGCTTCACAAATCTGCTGCACCCGTTCAAACTCTTCTGGTGTAATGATGGCTGGATGATGATCGTGAATATAGATTTGATCCTCTTCTCCGAGATTCTTCAGGCGCCGCTTGTTGATAGGATTCACTGTAAAGGTCTTCCCCATCCGGACATCGCCTTTATACTTCTCATTTTTCAAGATTCCCAAAACCGTTGTATCCGACCAGTGGGGATTTCCACGCTTTGTCTTATACCCCCGTTTCATCAGTTCACGACCAATCATATTGCAGCCATGCCCTTTTAGATACAGCCGAAAGATCAGCCGCACAATCTCTGCTTCTTCTTCATTCAGGCTTATTGATTTAGTCTCTGGGTCATAATCATAGCCAAGGCAGCCTTGGAAGCCAACCAGTTCGCCCCTCTGCATCTTCATGCGGAGGCCTTTTTTTACATTGGCCGAGGTATTTTCCACCTCTTGCTGATATACTGCACTCAATATGGAGAGAAGCAGTTCACCTTCCATCGTTAAGGTGTTGATCTTCTCCTCTTCAAATTGAATCGCAATCCGTCGATCTTTCAGCATCCGGACATACTGCAATACATCAAGGGTGTTCCTGGCAAAACGGGAAATCGACTTCGTAATGATCAGGTCGATTTTCCCGGCCATGCAGTCATTGATCATCTTCTGAAAGCTTTCCCGCTTATCTACCATGGTCCCGGTAATCGCTTCATCAGCATAAATAGCTACCTTCTGCCATTCTGGATTCTCATCGATAATCTTGGTGTAATAACTGACTTGTGACTTATAGCTTTCCAGCTGCTCATCATCATCGGTACTGACTCGGCAATAAGCCGCAACCTTCAGGAGCTTATGAGAATTTTGGGCTATTTCTCGTTTAATCTGGCTGGCTTTGATAATCTCAACTTCCGCCATCCGCATCACGTTCCTTTTTGTATCAACCTTATTACGTTAATATCATTATACAGGAAAAGGAGCGTAACATCAACTGAAAATCATTTATACCAACCGATAATCTTTCTTCAAAGTTTTCAGCGTCCGCAAGTATTCTGCCTCAGAAATCAGATGTGCCCGATAAGCCAGATTGATTTTTCCTAAAACATGGCTATACCTTATCCAGTCGATTTTCTTATCCGTTTTTTCAAGCAACATTCCGGATTCTATTATCTTATTCTGCTTCATCTATTCTGCCTCATCGACAGCATCCTGCCCTTCCCTTTTGCCTGTTGTTGTTCTTTTTCTTCTATTATAATAGCCTGATGTTTCTTACCAGCTGCTTTCTTCGTTGGCAGCAGCGCCTTATCGAAGGCTTTGTTCTGTTTGATGATGCCCTCGATCTTCCGATTGCTGATGCCATCTTTCTGCATCTCACCAATGACTGCCCGCTGGAATTTTTCCGGCGTATCGTTGCGGTCATCCCGCAAGGCCAGGGATGCATAGTATTCGTACCATTCCCGGCTCTTGGCTTTCTCGCCTGGACGGTGTTCACGGATAGCTGCCTGCTGCGCCTCAAGATAAGCCTGCCGTTTTTCCGGCGAGGGAATGTTTCCTACCTTATATTCCCCGCTGCGCTCCGGCTCCGCATAACGCTGAAATACCTGATATCCTGCCTGCAGCCGGAGATCCTCTTTGCCTAAAAGTTCCGTCATTTTTTGATACTGTTCCTGGGCGAAACGGCCCTGCCCCTCTTCATAGGAACACGCCCCGAGCTTTTTATCCTCCAGCGACAAACTGACATCCTTCCGATAGCCACGACGAAAGGCACCGGTCTCCTGCCAACGTCTGGCATAACGAGCATCCCCGGCCCGCTCCTTCTGCAGATGACGAATCGCTGCCATGCCGGAATAATCTTCGATGACCGGCACGGCAAAGGGACGGTCCACCGGACCATGGTTTTCGCTATGCAGCTGCAGTTTGCTCAGCTGCTCCATGGCTTCCACTTCTGCCAACGTAAAAGCGATCTGGAGCTTCCGGGCATACCCGTCCATTGCCAGCTGATCCGGGCGTCTGGTTGTCTCGATCAGATAGGCATTGGCTGGCATAGGATTGAGTTTCCGCATGGCTGGTGTTGCAGTTTCCCACTGATCCAGCCCATCCAGATACAAGTTTTCTTTTCCGTCTGCTGGCGTGACATTCAGGACAAAAGCCTGCGGGAACTCGCCCAGCTTTTCCTTCATTTCCTTCGTACAGGCATAGCGATACGTCCTGGCCTTCCGTTCATTGATGGCCTGGATTTCCGGATGCTCTCTGCAATATCGTTTCTCCTCCCAGGCGAAACGTGCCATGACTTTCTCGCATTCCTTGAGCTGCTGACGACATTCGGTCAGCAGCTTGTTTTCATTCAGGGACGGCGTCCCGATCTGGTTGAAATGCAGGTAGGTCTTCCGCAGCTCTGCATCCGCGAGCAGACTCTGCCGGAAGTTCATGAGCTTATAGGAAAGTGCTTCCTGGATGCTTTCCTTATTGCGCAGTTCCAGACTGCCGATCTTCAGCGGCACCGGGCCATTATCATAGCTGCCATAGGAAAAGAGGAGTTCAGCCATGGCCGCTTTCCCTTCGCCTCGCTGGATGGCATCGAACCGTTCTTTATCCAGTGCATTGAGCTGGACCAGAAAACCATAGGCGGCTTCGCCCTGCAGGATTTCCCTATCCACATAGGCTTTGCCGTCCGGTCCCGGTATTGGGATATCGCTATAAAGCGGCATAACCGAAAGGCCGGCAAACGGACGGGCCGGCTGATCCGGCATCTGGTTTTCCTGTCCCTGTTGTTTTTGCCGTGTCTCGGCTTCCAGCATCCCTTTCATCAGATTGTTCGCCTGCTTCATGCCATAGAACAGGATCTTCGGATTGGACTCCATGTGTTGAAGTTCCTCTTCGGTAAATAACGGATCCTGGGCATAATCATAGCTCAGCTTGCAGGTTTTCATGAAGAGCTGCGCACTCATCTTCTCACCGATTGGATTGAGTCCCTGTTCCCTGGCGTATTCCCGCATGCCATGGTAAAGGTTTTCATTATTGGGCTCAATGCCAGCGATGGCAGCGCCGTTATCAAGGAGTAGTCCCTGGGCATAGGCCCGGTCGCTGTCCTGGTCGCCAATGACGGATTCCAGTGTATTCTCCAGCTCCAGGATGTCTTCGGCATTATAGAACCTGCGCAGGCTGCCATCAAAGCCCTGCCCATTTTCGATGCCATACCAGTATTCGATCTCAACCGGCTTCGCACCATCCTTGAGTGTATAGGATTTCTCCGCAATCGTTGCATCACTGAACCAGCGATTATCCCGGTGCGCCCTGGATGCTGCCTCCATACGCAGGTAATTGGCACAGCTGAACTGGTAATAGGTCCTGGTTCCGCCATTATACGGACGGCCATAGTCGCCTGGCGGTTCCAGGTTCCCATAGGTCCGCAGGTTTTCGATGAGCACCTTGGTCACCTCATCCCGGCTGGCGTAAACGTCTTTCGCTGCCATCAGGACTCACCTGCCTTCGTCGCTGCTTCTGCCTGCCGGAATTCTGCTGCCAGAATAGCATTTTCCTCTAAGTCGATACACAGTTCCTCTTCCTGCTGTCTCAGGATCTCCTCAACAGGAGGCATCTCCTTCGCTGTCTTGTCCATCTTGGTCGGCTCCTTTCTCAGCTTCTTATCCGCTGAATCCCTCTATATACAGAGACAACCAGATGAACACTTTTGCCAAACAACCGAAGTCACTTTCAGTGCATTAACTACATGAATTGGCTTGCCATAAGGGCACTCAGCTGCGCTGACAGGCTTTCGTGCGCTGCACAGAGCCCGCTTTGCGGTCTCTGCCCTACGGGCTTCAATCCCTCGTGCGCAATAAGGTAGGTTCGCTTCGCAAACCCATGGATTAACGCAAAAAACTGCCGCATCCTAAGATACGGCAGTCATCGATTGGGACTTCTTTAGTTTTACTTGGTGCTACCCTCACACCAAATCATGCAATTGGGACTTCTTTAGTTTTACTTGGTGCTACCCTCGCACCAAATCATCTTCTACTATTATTATACCATAAGCCCGGAAAAAAGCCACTGGATTCTCAAAGGCCAAGCTCCGCATGGAAGTATTGCAAGGCTGAGAAAGCGATGATACGTTCCGCATGATATTTAGCCGGATCCACGGCCCATTTCTTGTAATCTCGGATGAATTTGTCAAAGCGACGGGCAATGACGTCCTGCTTCTTCAGGAATTCTGCATACTCACCGCTGTCAATCAATGTCTCTTCGCCAATATAGCTGGGATCTGTAACGACCACTGCTTTCGTGAAATCCAGGCCAGACTGATCAGAACGGGACGAATCCTTAAAGATATAACTGTGTTTATGGCGGATATGCGTTCGAAACGGAATAGCAAACAGAATCCCGTCCACTTCTAAAAGGGCCATGCAATACTGCCGATGCTCTTTCTGTAAGATTTCCCCGCAGCCCGCATATGCCTTGTAAAACGCCCTGGTCAGATGTTTAGGCTTCTTATCTATCTTCAATCTGCTCACTCCCAAGAAAAAAGCCTCCCGAAGGAGGCTATGGGACATATTTTGTTTTACTTGGTGATACCCTCTCACCAAATCATCGATTGGGCCATTTTTGTTTTACTTGGCGGTACCCTCCCGCCAAATCATGTATCTAGTATAGCAAACATGTGCCATTCCAGCAAGGTCATTTTATCCGGATTCTGTAGCATATCGGCAATGATAGCCATTATTGCCGATATGCTACTTTTTTTGCCTCGATCGTTCAAACCTTCCGTCTGCCTTTCTTCCATGATTTCCCCTTTTCCAGTTGCCCATATCCCCCTCCGGACAACTGGATCTTACGAAAGGCTTTGACCAACCGCTCGGATAGTATATCCGCATAGTCCGAATTCACCACCCGGACCTCACCATGGTATGGATCCCAAAAGGACTCTGTAGCAAACCACCGAATCTTCTGTTCAAAGATATCCAGAAGATCGATAATGGCTGCTTCTTCATTCGCCTTGATACGTCGAACCAGGTCTGCATTCAATTGTTTTCTCTTTTGCCTCGACTGCTGTCTACTATAGTAAGTCATACTCGTCCTCCAATTCTCCCATCCACTGTTGTAGCTGACGGATTGCTGCTTTACGGTGATATTGCACCAGACTTCGCGAACTCATATGCAGGATGTCGTTAATCTCTTCATCAGTTTTTTCCAGCACATAATACAACAGCACAATATGCAGCCGCCTCCTATCCAACTGCGATAGTGCCACAAACAAAGTATGATGCAGGAACTCAATCTCCTGATTCATGAAGCGAATCACATATGTTCTGCCCAGCGCCATTGCCTTGGATCGATACGACAAGCAATTCTGCCAGGATGGCAGTTCCATGATCTTTTCCAAAGAAACCGCTTCTTCATGCTTCCGTATCACTTGATTATGTTTTTCAATATTCCTGCGTGCATTACGAAGTACCGCACATCCGTATCCCCAATAGTCCGTTATAATCCCTTTGCTCACTTCAGCCCCTCCTGCTCCAACAGCAGTAGCTCCATAAAGATAGCAAGAGATATAGGTCTATTGAATTATCTTGTACAGAGCCCCAGTAAGGGACATATTAACAGATTCATTTTCCCTATGGATAGCCTGTTGTCCCTTTATATACAGAGACAACTGAATTCCCCCTTTTGCAAAAGCTCCATCATCACTTATAGTTCACCAGTTATGTGAACTACAGTGGGATTCAGTAAAAAGATGATGCACTATAGAATAAATATGAGGTGAACTGTAATGCATGATTATTCCCAACGTTTAGGTGATGCAGTAAAACGTGCACGCGAATCCCAGGGACTCACACAAACCGAGCTTGCAGAAAAGATATCGGTCGCACCACGCACTATCCTGAATATTGAAAACTATAAAGGCAATCCAAAATTAGAGATATTTGCCCTAGTCATTCGAGCGCTACAGATAGATCCCTGCGATATCTTCTATCCCGAAAAAGATCCCTCATCCGCCAACAAACGACAATTGGAGCTCCAACTATCAGACTGTACAGATGCTGAGCTTGAAGTATTAATCCCAGCATGCCGGACAATTCTTGCCACGCTCCGAGCAATACAAGACAATAAATCAAAATAAATTCTCGTATCCCCCACTCACATAGGCTTCATCCATATATAAAGCAAAAGGCGTAAGGTCATATTATAGATATTAACTATGATATGACCTTACGCCTTAATTCGTACTGTTTATTATCAGCGACCTTTGATTTTCACACCCAGTTCAGTCAATGCCGATGGAGGCAAAATGATATTCGGGCTTTGTGCGATCGTATATGACTCTTTTGTAAATGCTATTCTATAAGTGAGCCATTTAAAGCACAAACGCTAACGAAAAAGTGAGCCACTTCGACTCTGCATCTCTTATAATTAGGTTATATCAATCTAATTGAGGGGATGTCTGTCAG